AATAAGCTGTCAAGTAATCTACTTTCCATTTGTTACTACAGCATAGATATTCTACCCTTAAAATGCAATATGTTCCAATTGGTGGCACGTCTTCCGTGTCCTCTTTGCATTCGTGCCAATCTTCAAACTCATTCCAACGCCTTGTGATTTCTTCACAAAGTATGTTTGAACTTTCCACATCGCCTAAATGAATTTCGGCTATTTGGTAATTCATCCCGTCCTTTATACAAAGTTCTGCATCCAATTCATCTGCACCAAACAAGCGTTTTCCTCGTGCTGGTAGGCAAATAAGTTTCAATGTATCAGTATCTAACTCACCTTTGGCGTATGTCCAATTCAATTTAATTTTCATTTTATACCTCCTTTTGCTTTTGTTGCAGCCATTTTACACCTTTTTTAAATCCTTCTACAAACGCATCTGAGCAAACCCTTTGTATTTCGGGTAAACAAACACCTCTACTTCGATTTAGAGGACACGTAGCGCAAGCCTGGCTTCGTCCGTTGGCTTGCTTTGCTGCTTTAGTTATTCCTTTCATAATTTCGACAACCATTGTTCATAAATACGTGTGGCTATCTGAGCCATCATTACGGGTGGAACACTCATACCACAAATGTAGTGTGGCGATAAACCACAAAAATTATAATCTTGTGGGAACGTGGATATATTACATACCTCAGAAGTGGATAGATAGACGGGCTGCTTAAATGGTATCAATGAATCCAGGTGTGCAGACAATGTATAACAAACTCTATCTTCATAACAGAACTGCTGATTAAAAAAGCCACGTTTACCAGTGAGTTTTTTATAGGCTTCTGATAGTGCTATATCCCCTTGTTCCCTGAGTTCAAAAAGTTCTCTCATTCTGCCTTCATAGGCTCTTCCTTTATAATCCGCAAAAGCACCATATACTATAGGATCCTCGTTAAACTCCATGTTTATATATGGTTCTACGTTAAACAGATTAGATACCTTCAAAAAATTGATCCCTAAATCATGTCTAATGCAAATAAAGAAGATCCGTTCTCTTTTCTGAGGAACACCCATTTTTGACGCATCAAGAAGGAAATGCTGACAATAATAGCCTGCGTTATCAAAATCTTTATATATGCGCCTAACATAGTCTATTGCACTTCCCATAAGTAAACCTTTCACATTTTCGGCTACTACAACTTTTGGTTGTAATACCCTTGCTAAAGCTATGAAATCAAAGAAAAGCGTATCAAGAACTTGTGCAGATTGCCCCTCTCTGAATTTCTTTTCTTTACCCCAATCCTTTTCACGATTTCCGGCAATGGAGAAGGTGGAGCATGGGGGAGAACCGTCCAAAATATCCAAATTGTAAAGATCGGGCGGTAGCTCTCTCTCTCTCTCTCTCTCAATGTTCGTATATCTTCCAAAAAATTATATCGGGGTGAGTGGTTAGCCACATAACACCGATTAACCTTTGCGTCTATCTCATTGCAGCCAATTACATCAAATCCGGCTAACTTGTAACCCATTGTAGAGCCACCACCACACGCAAAGCAAGAGAACACTTTGCCTTTATCTTTCGTGAATTTGGCTTCTGAAAGCCTCCAATTATAGGGGAATTTATGTTTTTGCATTTTCCATATAAATTAAAATGGTAAATCACTTTCACCAGGTCGGCAATCCTCAATTTTGTATTGAGTATCTTCAACTGATTTTATAGTACACAAAACGTATGCTTTCTTTTTTAAAAGAGTTGCAAGCCTTTTCGCTTCTTTTTCCGCACTATCCAAGCTATCATGTTTGCAAGCTGGGGTAGCACACCCTTCCACAAATACCATGTAAAATGTATTCATACCTTTTCTATTTAGCGTTTATCTATAGTTGCCTTTTTACTCGGTGAACGCTTTACAATTATGGGAGAAGAAAGCATTATCTTAAAATACTTAGTACCATCGACTGTAATAGGCTCCTTCTCCATAAGGAAGGAAGCGTTATCCTTTACTTTTGCACAATCAAGTATCTTATTACTTAGGAACTTATTCATAAAGCGAATACCGCCTTTGTCGTACTTGATAGAAAAGCCTTGTTCGCTATCAGTTTTGCAAATAAACCAGTCCTTTGTATTTTCTTCATCATTGGCAAACTGAACTTTATCTATATCCTTAATGCCTAATTCAGCAGCAAAAGACTTAGAAATGTAGATCATACCATTTTCACGATTAAATCTCAAAGTCCTTTCTCCGTTGCGTTGTCCTACTGGCTGGCTGTTTTGTTTATTGTATATTACAA